CGATGGGGTTGCAACTCAACCCCGAGCCCGTAAAACGGCCAAGGCCGCAAAGCCTGCCCTGACAAAGAAAAATCCTGATAAAGGTCGGCCGAAGGTGGTCGCGGCTGATAATAAGGCCAAGTCGCAGAAAGGGCCTGCGAAGAAGGGGGAGGAGAAACCCCCTGCCACGGAGGTGGCAAAGAAGAAGTTCTCGCATGTTTTCAGTCGCAACTGGACCGTAAATGGCCAGAAGCTTCTACAACTACAAAACACGTTCCCTGGTTACGAATTTAAGTTTTCGGACCAAGAACTACACCATCATCCAATTGGCGCCACTGAGAGGGCTATCTGTGAAGAGATAGCTTATCAAGATCTATGCAAAGGGAAGAAAGAACCACCTGTCATTACTGACATTGGTGGTAACGCAAAACGACATTTCGATGCACGTCGCAAGACGGTGCACTCATGTTGTCCTGTTCTGTCTCCCCAAGACGTACTTCGCAATGAGCGCTATACGAACAAAATGAACTTCTGTGAAGAAACATCGCAGAAGTGCAAGTTGATACCAGACGCGTATTTGAGCGTCCACAGCTTGTACTACTTGACTCGTATCGAGATTCTCGAATTGGTTCACAGATGTGTGGATGGCAAGCTTAATGCTGTCGTCCATAGTTTCCCGGACGTGTATGGTCACTTGCATAAGAGCAAGGATGAGGCTGGCATATTAGAGTCAGAATCGACCTATCAGGTAATTTCACCTGACGTAGTAGTAATGAAAGCAAACGGGAACGACGGCGAGTATAAACATAATCCGTTACTATGGCTAACCAATAAGTATTTTCAACTTGGTTATAAGGCGATGGCGTGGGAAGGAAGGAAGTATGGCGATACATTCGTCTACAAATTCCGTCGCGCGAAACCAGACCTTCAAGTAGTCGACTCAACACCATTATCTTTGGTTGAGTCGGTGTCAAGAAAGGATTTCTGTAGTGAACGTAGAGTTCAAGCAGTTCCAGACGACAAACAGTTTACTCCCGTCCTAAAATTCCTCAGTATCAGTAAAAGTAAGTATAAGTGCCTTGGTCCATTCGTATGGGTCCATGGTACGTTTTCAACGAGATCAGTAATGGTCCCGAAAAACTTGATTTCATTAGTGGCCTACGATATGGTAGGTAGGAAAAGAGATAAAGACTCTTTTGCACAATGTATAGTTTTCACGAAAGCGCACATCCGCAAATACAATTTACCTGATGAAATCAAGGTGTCCATGTTAATTTATGCGGCAGCCCTTGGTTTTGTCTTGTTCCTTGAAGAAGAAATAACAACCTTCAACAAAATACTTACTCCCAGATATCAGAGAATGTTTGAATCCTTGTCAAAGGTCCTTTCATTGGAAAGAATCTTTGAATGGTCGGTTCCTTCGTTGGTAGGTGCATTAACTTGTCACTGCAGCGGAGAAGCAGACTTGGTCGCTAGGGAATGCGAAGTTCGAAACGAATATGACTTCACACGCACCGCACTGTATTCTACAGGCGTCGTGTCGATGGCTAAAGCGTTTCCACTTGGCCTACCGAACAGCAATTCTCAATACCCCACCCCGGCCCAAAAACCGGGTTCTAGCGTAAAAGTTGTTAGTGAATCCCGCAAACAGCCCGATGCCATCAGGAAGGATGGTGTTGTGCATTGCCAAGGAGTCGCTTTCAACGGCCACATGCCAGTCGTTACGAGTGCTAACCAACTCAACGAAATCGTCGCTATCAAAACAAGGTCAAATGCCGTTGTACTTCCCACTACGTCCCGAGCGTGGCGTGGTGTCAACAAGGCAGGCGATGAATACCTTGATTTTGACGACCTTGAATTACTGCCATTGGAAGACGCCTACGTAAAATGGAACACCGCAATAAAGTGTCCCAAGCGTCGTAAATCCCATGAACTAGCATGGGCAAGTTTGTTAGAACTGCCATATCAATCGAAAGATGATATACGCAAACTGTTCGTCAAGATCGAGAAATTAATGAAATCATTTCCGGAAGGTATGAAAGAATTTAAACCTCGATTAATCTCGGCGTGTCAGGATAGATGCAATGTCTCCCTTGGTCCATTCGCGACTCAATATTCTAGTCATCTCAAACAAATTTGGGGTATCGATAATACCATAACGTACGGCTGCGGTTTGACTGCGAGTTCGTTAGGGTACTGGTTTGAAAAGCACCACACAGAGAATAGTCGTTATATAACTATAGATCTGGAAATGTGCGATGGGTCATTAAGTGAACATGGCCTTAAATTTAAATCTCGTCAATATACAAGAGCTGGCATTGCAAAGTACCCGAACGCTGTTAAAGCTATTAAGGGACTTAAAAAGCAAGTCGGGTACACTCCGAACGGAGTGAAGTCCACAGTCAAGTACACAACTCCATCTGGTGTTGCGGAAACCACGTGCGGTACGTCAACATTGGTTGGGTGCATGACTTTAGACGCGTATATACAGCTGGAGATCATTCGTCTATGTAACATAATAGTTCTTGGCGATGATACTTTGACAATTTATAACCCGACAGGTACTGGTGACCTGTCAGACGACCAACTCAAGGATGGGTTGGAGAAACATTTTGCTACATTGGGTTATAAAGCAGTCATCATAATTTCGGACACGCCATCAGGCGCCGAATTTTGCTCCGGGTTATTTTGGCCCGTCGAAGCGAAAAACGGTGATGGTGTGAAGGATTCTTTTCAACACGGTCCCAAGATTGGACGGCTTTTGCCTAAAATTGGATGGAACGTTAAGAAGTTGAAACCTCCTCAACTGAAAGGCATGATGATTGGTTATATGAGTATGGCTTACCATATTCCAGTTATTCGCGTGTATATTGAACACATCATAGGCTTGTTGGATGGAGTAGAAGCTGTGAAGTATGAAGATAAAGATTTTGAGTACAAGGTGCGTGCTGCAGTAAAGCACGAGGTATGTACCCGTACCGGTGAGTTCTTCAACACCAGGTATGGCTTCCCCTACTGCGACGCAGAGAATCAACTGAGAGAAGCATTGAAAGATGCTAAACTCGGCGACTCTGTGTCGTTTCCATTATTGGAAAGCATGGTAGCAATCGACTCGTAGGGGGGTCGGGACCTAGGCAGGTCCTTAAACTGCTAGGTGCCGTGGTGGCACCGAACGCTCAACTAATTTTCGTTTATTACAATGGTAAAGAGAAGCGGAAAAAAGAAAATCGTGATCAAGCCTCGCAACACCAAATCTGCCAAGAAGCAGGAACTCACCCGGTTGGGTGCAGCTCTTCGCACGCTAGGTGGGTTAGGTGGGGGTGCATTAGGTTCGTTCATCGGACAAACTAGCACTGGGTCCAGTGTTGGAAATGCCTTGGGAGCCACTATCTCGCGATGGTTAGGCTCTGGTGATTACTCAGTCTCTTCCAACTCGATTGTCAGTTCCATGAAGTCCTCAGGTAGCATTCCTATGATGCACAAGGACGGCCAATCAGTGGTAATTAGACACAAAGAATACTTAGGTGAAGTTCGTGGACACACAACATTTTTGGTGCGTGAAAACTTCCCTATTAATCCTGGTCTAGAAGAGACATTCCCGTGGCTATGCGGCATTGCTCAGCAATACCAAGAGTACAAGTTACGCGGCATGATATATCATTACGTACCCTCGAGTGGAAATTCCGTGGCTAGCACGAATCCCGCACTTGGTACCGTGATGCTTCAAACCTCGTACAGGGCGAGTGACACACTTCCAGTTTCCAAGTTAGAGATGCTCAATGAGTATTGCTCTAATGAATCAGTCCCAAGTGAATCGTTTTGTCATCCGATCGAATGTAACCCACGTGAAAACCCTTTTGAGGTACAGTATGTCCGTAGTGGCAATGTGCCGTCGAACGAGGACATCAAGACGTATGATTTAGGTCAGACGTATCTTGCTGTCAGCGGTCAACAGGTGGACGACGCAGTAATTGGTGATCTTTGGGTCACTTATGAAGTCGAACTCCGAAAACCTCAATTAACACACGCTACATCACAACAAGTGACCTCTTATGTGGGGACCTCATCTGGTACCCTCTCTGCAGCGTCACCATTCTCAACAGCGCTTACATCTGAAGATACGTCCATGGCTGGAACCTTTGTTGCTGCTGGTAACACCTTGACCTTTGGTCCTGGTAATGCCGGTACATACTTAGTGACCATCATATGGACAGGTGTTACATCATTTTTGATGGGCACCATCACTACATCCAATTGCACGAAGTACAATTATTTTGGTCCTACCACTTCGAATAGGGAGAGCAGTTACACAACTGGCTCTACGATCGCATTCGAAATGAATGCCTTCACCATCACTGATCCTACGCAGACCGCAGTAGTAACGTTTAATACGACTACTTTGACCGGTGCTACGAAGGTCGTGGTTAGTGTTACGGAACTTAATCCTTCAATTGCTT